GATGGTGATGGAAGTACAACTGCATTTACTTTAGATGTAGCACCTTCCTCAACTTTAGATATTGAAGTATTTGTTGGAAACGTACGTCAAGACCCTAACTCAGCATACACTCTATCTGGAACAACACTAACGTTTACTGGTGCTCCTCCTAGCGGCACAAACAATATTTATGTTGTTCATCAAGCAAAGAGTGTAGGAACTATTGATGTTCCATCTGGTGGAGTTCAATCTGGTAGTTTAGCTTCAGCTTTTTTAACAGGTCAAACTGATGTTGGTGGAGCTATAGCTGACGCTGATTTATTTTTAATAGATGATGGAGCAGGAGGTACATTTAGAAAAACTGCGGCTTCAAGAATAAAAACGTATGCAGGCACAACAATAAATAACAATGCAGACAACAGAGTTATTACAGGTAGTGGCACAGCTGGTACTTTAGAGGGTGAGGCTGGATTAACTTTTGAAGCTAGTTCTACACAAGGAAGTTTAGGATTACGAGATAGTAGTGGAACATTTTTATTACAAGTAGAAGGAAATGAATCTGCCGCAAGTGTTATTTTTACAAGAGTCGACCAACCTTTGACATTAGGAGTTAATAATTCAGAAAAAGTGCGTATTAATACTGGAGGACGTGTAGGTATAGGAACTACTTCAAATACACATGGACTTCATCTTGTTCATAATAATTCTGGTAATTATGTTGCACATCTTGATAATTCAAACGACAGTACACCTTATGGATTAAAAGTATTTTTTTCTGGAGCAGACCCAGATGATACCACAAGACAAGCATTTATATTTGTTGGTGACCAAACACAAAGATGTATTATTATGTCTGATGGAGATTTACAAAACCATGACAACTCTTATGGTTCTATTTCTGACCAAAGAATTAAACAAAACATAACTGATGCTAATTCTCAATGGGATGATATTAAAAATATTAAAGTAAGAAACTTTAAGAAAAAAGATGATGTAAGAAAATATGGTGATAATGCTTGGGAACAAATAGGATTAGTTGCACAAGAATTAGAAACTGTTTCTCCTAAACTTTTAAAAGAAATAGACCCTTGTCCTGCTGATATTTTATCTGACAGTTCTTTTGGAACTCTTTATGAAGATGGTGATGATATTCCAGAAGATAAAAAAATTGGAGATGTTAAAGAAGTAAAAGCAAAGGTTAAAGCGATTAAATATTCAATACTTTATATGAAAGCTATTAAAGCCTTACAAGAAGCTATGACAAAAATAGAAACTTTAGAAGCTAAAGTTAAAGCATTAGAGGAGGCATAACACATGAGTAAAACACAAATACCAACAGGTGGAATAGCAGATGATGCAATCTCCGAAGAGCATATCGATGCTACTGCTATAACAGGAACAACTGCTTTAGCGGCAACTCCTGCTAGCACAGATGAATTGTTAATAAGTGATGCGGGCACATTAAAGAGAATAGATTTTACTCACATTTATAGCACCCCTGCTTTTCAAGCCACGGCAGGCACAACTGCACAAACTCTTTCTCATAATACTTTTACTAAAATAAATTTAGGCACAGAAGTTTTTGACACTGATTCAGCTTTTGGTTCAAATAAATTTACGGTTCCGTCTGGAGAAGATGGGAAATATTCTTTTACTTATGGAATAGCAGTAAATAATATTGATGATGGTGAAAAAGTGCAAATTAAATTATATAAAAATGGCTCTGCTGTTGATAACACACACATGAGAACTATTAACCCAACATCTAATGCGTTATCTTATTGTCAAACAACTCAAATTTTAACTTTATCTGCAACTGATTATATTGAATTATATGGTATGCATGAAGAAGGTGGTGACCAAGACACAAATTATTCTCATGTTTTTTTATCTGGTTACAAAATAATAGGAGTATAAAATGGCAGGATTATATTGGAAAGTTAAATCATATTTAGAGACAAATAGTAAAACTGTTAGTGAATTTGAAAGTAACATAGTTTTACAAAACGATGGTTCTGGTGATTATATAAAAACTTGGAACGTAGATGGTCTTTCAAAACCAACTGATAGTCAACTTACATCAGCAGATACACAAGGAACTAAAGACTATAACAATAACAGAATAAAAAAAACTAGAAAAAAATCTTATGGTGATATTGGTGAACAGCTCGATGAGATATATAAGGATATAGACGCTTGGAAGGCTCGTATTAAATCAATCAAAGATGACAATCCAAAGGAGTAAAACATGGCACTAAGTAAAATAGATGTAGCAAATATGGTAACAGGTGCAACTCCTGTGGCTAATGGAGGAACTGGTTTAACGTCTGGAACTACAAATCAATTTTTAAAATTTACAGGTAGCACAACTTTAGCTAGTGCGACAGATAATGCGGGTATTACAGAAGCTGACCAATGGAGATTAACCACAGAATTTACAGGTGATGCAACTCCCATAGCTTCAAATTGGGAAAGAGCAGACACAGATGGTTTTGGGAAAATTGGAACAGGAATGACTGAAAGTTCTGGGGTATTTAGCTTTGCTTCTACTGGAGTTTATTTACTTACTTATCAATTTATTCATCAATTTGATGCCTCAGATGGTTATACTTTATTTGATTTAGAAACAACAACTGATAATAGTACATATAGTAGAATATCACGACATCATATGGGTGGTAGTGGTGGAGACCACCGTTCTGGTTTTTGTAATGCAATTTTTGATGTTACTAATGTTTCAACACATAAAGTAAGAGTTTCTGTAAGTAATACAAATTCTAGTAATAGTACAAAAGGTAGTTCTTCTGAACAACAAACAGGAGTAACCTTTATTCGTTTAGGAGATACATAAAATGAGTTTACCAAGACCTTCACACATAGAACAAGCATTAGTTAAAATCCATACTGGACAATGGTTTACATGGACAGATAGTAAAAATAAAATTTATGCAAACTTACGTCTTTCTGAAAAAGTAGGAATAGATGGAAACATTGTAGATAACCCAGTTACTACACTTCCTACCGAAGAAGAAGTAAACGCAAAACTTGTAGAACTACAAAACGCATGGGATGCGGCAAACGGAGGATAGATGGCATACATAGGACAAGGAATTAAAGAGGGCACATTCAGTGTACTCGATACGAGTGGCAATACTTATAATGGATCTAACGTTACATTTAGTTTAGGTACACAAGTTGGTTCACCGGCACAGCTTCTAGTATCACATGACGGAGTTATTCAAAAACCCGGCACGGATTATAGTTTAGCTACAGGTGGTACACAGATCA